TACCTAGATATTCAAAAATATAAATAAAATCTTCTTGCAAAAGGAATCTTCCATCTACTATTTCGACTTTTAAATGTTTTTGAATTTTACATTCCATAATTATTCAAATTTAATTGCTTCAACTTCTTCAACACTTTTACAAGCATTGATTTGGATTTGTTTTATTTTCAAAAGTTTATTATTGTTGATTTCTCTATTTTGAATATGATCGGCTATAGAGAATGCAACAGGAAATATATTAACTACGCCAGCTTGTTCTTTGCCATCTTTAACGATAGTAGTTGAATATGGAACGATTTTTTGTTTTATGCAATTCTCATAAATACTTTTTTCGCTAGCATAATCCGTGCTAGTTTTTTTAGCAAGATTTATGCAACTAACATAATCTATATTGCATTTACTAAGAACGCTTTCAGGAGTTAAATTGCTATTTGGAATTGAATCAACATGCCAGAAAAACTTAACTTCAGCTCCAATTCTAGAGCCGTCTATAATTTCGGGGGCTGTATGAGATGTGTATTTTTCAGTTTTTTTAGATAAAATAAAGGCTTCGAGTTGAGTAAGTTTTTTGTCTTTCGCATTTTGCAATTCAATTGCGGGAATTAGAGCTTCGATATCGCTCCACTTTGGTTTAGGAAATTTTGTATTTTCCCAAACTAAGCCGTCAGCAGGATTTATTGAGTTTTCCCAATATGTATATCCACCTTCAATTGTAGGATATATATTTTTTATAGCTTTAAAGATTGCTTCTGATTTCATATTAATAATATTCTTTAATTGTTATAGAGGAACTCATAGTTCCACCAAATAATTGACCACCGCTTAATCCATTAAAGTAGGTGGTTCCAGCAACTGTTCCACCCGCTCTGAATTTAAATGTAGTGGCATTTGTTGTTCCAGATGTCATAAAATGATTAATATTCAATGGAGTCATAGCTGATGGAATTGAATCGTAATGAGAGCCAGAATTCAAAGCGTTAGTTGTTGAGTCTTGAAATAAAGCTCCTATTCTGGGATTAGATATGCTATTAGAAATAAAAGCTAATACATTTATTTCTAATTTACTTTGGGCATTTAGCGGTGTAATTTGCAAAGCCATATATTCATCACCTTCCGTATTTTGTGGAATAGTATTGTCTTCGGGAATTAAACCCGTTCCGCTTGCATAAATTCCAGTTTGAAATCTTGCTATTTGACCAAATCTTGTTCTAATAATTGAATATTTTGGGTCAATATTTCCGCTTGCATCAGTTCTGATTGCACCAATCCAAGCAACTAAAGTATAATTGCTCGGAATTGTTGGACTTGTGCGAGACAGTGAATAAAGAATATCGCTTGTGTTGTCGCTGTTTTTAACAATTTCAAAAATATTATAATAAGTTGAGTTTGCTCTTGCTCCAGTGTCTAAACCGTTTTGATTTGTGCCAGCAGTCCAAGAACCACTTGATTGTAAAGTTTTAGTTATTGCTTGGCAGAGTAATTGACCGTTTCCGTTATCATAATTAACAATACCCGCACCAATATCCATTTGAGTGTTAGGATTAGAAACATTATTCGAAATGGTGATCGGGTTATTGAGGTAAGCAACGCCTTGGTTGGTGGTGGTGGCTAGGTCAAGATTAGTTAAAATTGTTGCATTAGCATTAGGTAAGGTGTAAGTTTTTTCTGTGCTAGTTGCTCCTGTAAATTTTGTAAATCCATTTCCCGTGCCTCCAAAAGTTGAGGCAATAATTTGCGATAATGCTGCAGATCCATCAAAGTTATTACCATAAATTGATCTTGCAGTTTGTAAAGTAGTTGCTGTTCCTGCATTACCAGAAATATTTGTTTGGTCTCCAGTATTAGTTCCTGAAATTGTTGCAGCACTTGGAACAGTTAAGTTACCAGATAAATCAATAGTTCTATCTACATCATTAATTTTTAAGTTTAATGTGCGTGATGAACTAAGAGTTTCATTTGGTTTTATAGTAAGTGCATTTGAAGTTGCACCTTTAACCACCAAGCCACTTTGATTTAATGAGATAGAAGTTATATCTGTGTTTGCTCCTGCTTCTGCTAAAGTATAGCTTTTATCTTGAAAAGTATATACTCTATTTGCAGTATTAGTATGCGTAGAATATGTGGTATAATAACCACCATCATTTTTGTATTTAATATTTCCGTTACTATCGGCAAATAAAGCTGAAAATGCAGATGGAGGAGACGCGTCAGCAGATTGATGTTTTAAATCAATATATCCATTACCAGCTGTTCCGTTTACTTGAAATGCAGAAGCATCAACTTTGCCATCTACATTCAAGTTATTTGTTGTTTTATTATATGTCAAACCAGCATCTCCACCTATATTTCCACTATCATTAAATTGAACTTGTGTATTTGTTCCAGCGGCACTTGCGGTTATTGACAAATTACCAGATCCTAAAATTGAAGTTGAGTTTATTGTTTTGATATTTGTTCCAGAAACTAAAGTATCTTGTTTCGCATTAAGGGCATTTTGAAGATCTGTTTGATTTGATAATGTGCCACCAATAGAACCCCATGATGAAGAATTGCTATCAACATAAGATTTAGTTGCGGCTTGATTAGGCTCTGTTGGGCTACCACTTAATATTAACGCACCAGTCATTGTGTCGCCCGCTTTTTTTACTGCTCCTATGTCATCAGCTGTTGGCTCAACACCTGACAAACCTCTGTAAAGGCTTGATAATCCTTTCATAAATATATAAATGTTTAATCTTATTTACATTTACTCAAGAAACAATGGTCATTATTAATGTTTTAAATAAATATTCAACAATTATTTTAACTCTTGATACATATTTTCAAAAAATGTATGCCACTTACTGCTCAACTTTTCTTGGGAAGATGGAATACCAAAAGATGCACCAGTTGTTTTGTAGCTTTTTTCAAAAAAATTATACCAAATTCTATCAATATTTTTGTTTTCATCAATTATTGGTTGTAAGGCGTTAGGTAAACCAATATTTTGCGCATAATCATTTTTTATTACTGTCTTAATTTGTTGAAAAAATGTATTCCATTCTGGCTTTATCATGCCGTTATTTTCAACTGGTTGGTTATTGTTTGGTATATTAATCATTTTCTGTTTCAATTTCTACAAAACAACCAGCAATTACAAATTTAGTTGGCTCAGTGTAATTTAGTTTTGCTATAAAAGAACGACCCTGCCCTATTTGTGTCCAAAATATCTCCGTCCAGTAAGAACCTTCCGTTCCAACTGGTTGCCATAATTCATTGCTAAATGTTTTACCGCCATCAATAGAAAACTTTCCCATAATTTGTGGATTTTGACCTTGTCCAGTTGCTATTCCAACGCCCGTTTCCATACAAACTATAAATCTTGACATTGTCATTCTTGCAAAATTTTTAAACAAGGTTGTTCCTATAACCTCTCTTTTAATTACGGCACCATTTTCAGTATGCAAATTATCTTTTAATTCATATATAACGCCCGTTTCAAAATCTCCTATTAAATTTTTATTGTTAAAATTTATATAACAATTTGCTTTCCATCTGCCACTTTTTCCCGCATTGTTAATACTTTCCCTTTCATGCCATAATTCAGTTGATATATCGTATTCCCAAGTTTTATTTGCTGATGGAAAAGTGATACAATAAAATTTATGTCCTCCTAAAATATAAGTAAAAGCTATAGCATCATTTACGACTGAGTATTTTTCAATTTCTTGAGAAATAGGAAATGTTGAAATAGGTTTTAATTGATAGCCAATTGTCTGATAAACGATTTTATCGTTCCCTAAAAAGAAAAATGAGTTATCTAACGTGGCAACTGAATATTTTGACGCGCAACCTTTTTCAATATAAACACCTTCTTTTCTTTGAAATAGAGGGCTGCCTGTTCCAGTATTATAATACACTTGAATTATATCTTCTTTAAAAAACCAAAGTTCTAAATTGTTTTGATAAACTCTAACAATTTTAGAAGAGTTAGCCTCAACTGTTGCGGCGCTTAAGGCATTCCAATTTTCCGTTGCATTAACATCTGACCATTGAAATTCATTAGAATCTATTAAAGCGGATACAGTAAAGCCGTCAAGTGTTGTTATTGAGCCAGAATTATTAAAATCTCCATCTGTTATTTGCAATAATGATCCCGCAGTGCTTGTGCAATAATAAGTAATACCGCCTGGAAATTGTATTGTAACTTGAGTGCCATTGTCAGTCATAATGACTTGACCTATTTGAGTTGTTATTTCGCCAATTAAAGTCTTTGCTTTATTTGAGTCAACTTTAAAAACTTTATTTCCCGCTACAATAAATAAATCTCCATTCATAACATGCATTCCATAAATTGGCAAAGAAACTGCAGTATCTAACCAAACATCAAACCCCGCTGTTCCTAAAACCATATTAGGAAATGCACTAGTTTGGGGCGTTATTTCAGCATAACAATTAACTAATCGTTCAGCAGATATTAAGCCACTTTTAGCTTTATATGAATTTACTCCAAAATGTATTTGCTGGATCATTATCTATATAAATTATAAGTTGGAACAAAATAAATTGAATCTTCTCTATCATATCCTTTTAAATTACGCAACATTTCATCGTATGTTCTTTTAATTTGCTCAGATTTTGTTTTGTCAATTGAAAAATCATAAGATAAACGAGAAGCTAAACCAAAAGCTAAAGTTTCAGCCCATTCAATAGGAAAATCAGGATTGTCATTGCCTTCATTTAAATCAAAAAACATTTTTTGAAATGTAAATTTAATTGTATTAGAAGCGTCATTTGGAGCTTGATACAAATAAATTGTTCCAGAACTTAATTGTTTGTCGTAATAAAATTGAGTTGGTTGTCCAATTACTGTTTTTTGAGCAAGATTAAAATAATCACTTCTAGCAAGTTCATTTAAAGGAGTATCATAATTTGAAGAATCTCTTCTCCTTGCTGATGTTATTGCTTCGGGGCGTGTAATTTTAGTTTGGTAAACATAAACAGTCGCTTCATTTGATACATTATTAGTTAAAGGAGTAGTCAAAGTAATTGTTGTTCCCACTATATTAGAAATGGTTGTCCAATGCAAATTACCATCATTTTGCATTATTCCTATGTTGTATCCAATAGTAAATCCACTTGCACTAGTAACTACAATTAAGTTTGCTCCACTTGTTGCTGTTGCATTAGTTGTTGTTTGGGCAAAAGATTCCGTTGCATTGGCGGTTGTTCCATCTAAAATATAACTCTCTTGACCTACTTTTAAAAATAAAGTTCCCTCGGCGTATTTCCAAAGATAAACACCTTCACTTTTTAAGCCTTTAACATATAAATTTAATGCTTCTGATGCTTCATTAATTTCTTCTGCAGTTAAATCTCTTCCCCGAGTTTTAATTCCTATAATTTTATAAGCACGATTAATTATATTATTTCTTGTTTGTGTAAATGTATTTGTTCCTGAAACGCTCATGTTAATTAATAAAATTAATGTTTAAATTATTTAATTCAGTCAAACTATTTGCATTATTAATAGCATCTTGCAATAATCTAGCATCTGCTCTATTTTTTAAAATATTTTGAGGTATAGGGTTTAAATTACTTAAATCTAATGATCTTATAATATACCAATCAGTATTTTTTAAATAATTTAAACATATATTAATTTTAATAATTTTTTGTTGTTCTAATAAAATATTATTAGGAATTATATATTCTTGAAAAATTCCATCAACAACGCACATTTGTTTTCCTAAAGCTTCTTGATGTTCTTTATCAGAAATTTCAATGTAAGGCTCAGGAATTGACGCATAATTAATTATGTCTGGATAATATCCTTTTACTAAAGTTGTTTCTATATCGTAATTTACTTTTATTGTCATATTTTTTAATAATTAATAATTAATAACCAATTGCCATGTATCTGCAATAGCCACTGTTTGTAGCAGATGCCCACTCCTCCCCCGCAACAGATAAACCAGAATTAGACAAGCTTGATAGGCGCACACTTGTGAATGAGCCAAAATTGTTTCCAAGAGTTACTTGAAGAACAGAATTTGGAAAAGCAATTGGAAATGTGGCAGAGACTGTAACGGGAGGTTCTCCTGTTGAGGTAATACCCCATTGTAAAATTAAATCATTTGGCAAATAAGTATAGCCTGAGGTAGCTTTGGAATTTGTAAAATTATTAATATTAAATGAACTTGAAATATTTATCCAATAAGCCAAAGCAGAGTCGTATCTCAAACACACAAAATCAGTTGTTAAATCTAATGTTATATTTCTGTTTGCGGCATTATTTTGAGAATTAATTTGAGGATTAAAAATGTTGCCAGTTGCATGTTTTAGAACTACATTTCTAGCGTTGTTTGCACTTCTCAAAAAGATAATTTGACCATCTTGTCCACCATTAATTGTATCTAAATCATCGGAAGACGCTGCTCCCTCGGTATCTAATGCATAAGAGCTGGAATTATTAGTTAAAGTTATTACCCCCGCTGAAATAGTTAATTCAGTTGCGGATCCTGATAAAAGGGGTAATGAGTTAGGATTTAAAACAACTATATCAACGCCATCATAAGTGCAAAAATATCTTTGGTTAGCTTTTAAATCATTAGCTTTTAAATTAATTTTTGTTCCTTGTTGCGTATATTTCTTAAAATTTTGAGCAGTTAAACTATCTATTGCTAAAGTTGGATTATTTGCACAATCTATGTGAATTTGTATAACAAATGTTTGTGAGTTATTATATGAAATAACTGTAGGATTTGCTGATAATGTGTAAGCTGCTGAAGTTCCTGTTGTTAATCCCCAATATGAAGTTGGTCGGACATCAAAATCATTTAAAGATGTAATTTCAGCTGTGGCACCAACGGGATCGCAAGTTTCTACTGTATTATCCAAAGAATCTTTAACAATCAATTTTAATTGCGATAAATCAGAATACCATATTTCCGGGAAGCGCCCATTAGCGTCAGACAAAACTGGGTTAGTATTTGCTACGGTTAAATTAATGTCTTGATATGTTGTTACTGGCGTTGTTGTTCCAGTTAAATAAAAATAATATTTATATCCTACTCCAACAGCTCCTGCGTTGGTAAATATTCTTGCAATTGGTTCAATAAATCTTTGTGCCATTATTCTAAATTCTCCTCGTTTTTAGGTTGTTCCGTTACCATAGTTCTTGCTACTTGCGGTGATAATGTTTTGGTAAAATTTCTTTTTTCTAAAAAATCTTGTATTAATCCTTTTTCTGTAGGATAAATATCATTAATAACTTTATAAATAATTGGCTTTTGTGTTGAATCGGCTTTATTTACAATATTTTCAAGAATGCGGATGCTGGTTTTTTTATCAGTAAATGCCCTAATTAGCTCTTTAGCATTTCTGTCATTTAGCCCTTTGTAATTCTTAATCATTGCGGTTTCAGCAGCTTTAACGCCCTCGAAAACCATTCCAGTTTTAGATCCAGCAACAACGCGAGCAATCATATTAATTAAACCGCGATTAGTTCCTTCAACATCCTGTTTGTTAAGCCCCAGATTTTTGATTGTCTTATCATAAGATATTTCCTCACCCATCCTTTTTGCAAATTCTTCATATTTCTTTTTATCTCCAAGAAATACCGCTCTAAGTCTTTTTTGAGATTCTAAATCATTAAATATTTTTTCAGATGGAGATGATTTCCCAGCAATTTTAGTAGCTTTATTCATATTGGTTTGCAGGTCTTGCCTAACTCCAATTCTATAGGCATCCCTTTCACCTGGACTATAATTCCTCATTTTTTTAACAATTTCAGATTGGGTAAATTTTCTAAAATTCATCCCCTCTTTTACTGCATCCATAAGTTTTGATTCGCCTGCGTAAATTTTATCAGCTTTCTCCATAGTTCCAATTTTTCCTTCAAAGGAACCAGTGGCTTTATACATCAAATTTGTAATTTTGGCTCTAAAGTTATTTAATCCTATTAGATCACGACTAGCGGCTGCAGTAGGACTAATTCCAGATAAATTCTTTTCTAAAGCAGATCTTTCTTTGTCGACACTTTTTCTAATATTATGCAACATTTCAACTGAGTTTGGCTTAAGATTTGGAAAATCTTGAGAATATTCGTTAAATCTAGGATCTAAAACTAAATCCTCATATTGATTGGCAAGGAATTGTTCTTTTGAATTTAATGGCTTTCCCCCTCCCAACATTCCTGAACGATCTACAGGAACTCTTCCTTCTCTAGCAGAAGAAGAGGTTATAGTTTCTCCTTTTTTAGTTAGGCTTGGAATAATTTCTCCAGTAAACGTATCCCGTCTTCCAGAACTAGATGGAATTATAGTATCAGGACTAGATTTTGATCTAGATGTGTTAATAATACCTTTCTCGAATAAGGTAGGAATTTCTGCTCCTTCTTTATATGCTTGAGCAATAACGGGTTTAACTGCTATTTTTCTTGTCAAGTCTAAATCTTCAATTTTATCAAAGGCATGTTTAACTGGTGAAATATCTTTTGAGAGAATGTCTCCAATCCTTTTAGCGGCTTCCTCTTTTCTTCCAGCAGCAAAATCAGCAGCAATTTGTTTAGCTTGTGGGTGACGACTTACAGCAGTTTTAGCTAGGGCTTGAAACTCTGGAGAATCAATATCAAGAGCCGTTGTTGGTTGTCCTTCTGGACTTGATTTTAATTGTTCTAAACCCTTACGAGCAGTTTCTGGAGAAATTGCTTCTTGAGCTATTTCTTCGCCAGTTTTTTTACCCATAAAGTTTTTTACAGTGCTTGCACCTTTTTTAACTATATTAGTTGCAACAGGAATTGCTCGTTGAACAGCTCCACCTACAACGCCACCAGCAACCACACCAGTCGCAACATCTTTTAGAGTTTGTGGAATATTAGTTAAATCTTCAGTTTCACCCAAGGCACTTACTCCACCTAAACTAGCACCTCCTTTTACAGCAGTTCCAAAACTTTGACCAGCTAAACCAAGAGCTTTAAGACTTTTTCCAGCTACACCAACATCGGAAAATACTTGACCAGCAAAAGATGCTAAAGGTTGATCTTGTCTTGCCTTATCTAGTTTGGCTCTTTCGGTAGTTCTTGCTTCTCTATATAGGTCGCCAATATCAATATTTTGAGTAGCGGCACCGCCAAATAATTTAGCAACGCCAGCAGCAATACCAGCTTTAATTTCATCGCCAAAACCTAAAGGGTTAGTTGCAGTTGTAAAAGCAGCTTCTCCCATTGACATTTTGGGTTCGCTAGATTGGCTTTCATCATCTAATTGAAAGCCAGCAGGTAGTCCAAAATTTTCTTGGTAATTTCCTTGCTGACTTTCTTGTGGCGATTTGTCTAAAACAAATCCTTGTGGAATTACTGGTTTTGCCATTGTCCTCCTTTAAAAACTACTTTTTGTCCCGTTTGTGGGTTTGTAGCTGTTTGACCTTCTTTAATTATCTTTCCATTAATAACAGAATATTTACCTTTAGACACAATTGTTGGATTTAATGGTTCATAACCTAATTCAGAAGACATTGAGTTTAGTGTTTGTATTTTAGTTTCAATAAACGATTTAAGAACTGACTCTTTTTCTTCTGGTGACATTCCGGTATCTCCAAGCGTAGATTTTAGTGACTCACCTTCTTTTTGTGTAAATTGTGCGCCAAAAGTATCTCTTAGTAAAGGCAGAATCTCGTTATCCACAACAGCGATATATTCTCTTCTTGAAACTGCGCCTTTCGGGAGCGGTAATCCTAATTCTCTCATAGCTGTATTTCTAGCCACACCCAAGCCAGTGTAAGTTGCAGTCTCGCCCAGTTTACTTAATTTATTTATCGTGTTAATTAACTGAGGCATTTTAGAAGAAGCTGATTGTAATAATGCTGTTTTTTCACCCCTTGCTTTCCCCACCTCTTCTTGCTGTTTTTTAAAACCGCTTACAGTTAAGTTTTGTTGAGAAGCAAATTGCCTTTCTTGTTCAGCGTTTAATAACTCGCCACGAGATTTCATTATATCTAATTCGCCTTTTTGTAAATCTTGTTTGCCCCTTTGAATATCAACGCCAATTTTACCTTGTTGTAAACCTTCAGTTTTGATTTGAGCTGCTTGGTATTGTTCTTTAAGGTCTTGTTCTCTGCCTTTTAAGCGAGAAGAAAATCGTTTAAATTCAAGGATTGCCTCTGGTGATTTTTCAGAGGGTAAAGGCAATTCTTTTCCAGTTGCTTCAAAATATTCATTGTGCATTTGTTCCCATTTTTTTTGAGAAAAAGCATATTGAGGCATTGAAGCATAAGAATCTAAAATTCTAGCTCCTTGGATATCAGAATAATCTTGTTGTTTTCTTATGCCTTCGGCACGAGTTGGATTATAAGCTGCAAGTTGGCGTAAAGCGTTAACATCACCCATTGAAGCAGTTTTAGATAAAATATTTTCTGCTTGGGTTTGAGCTAATTGATATTTATTAATCTCCATTTCTTGTTGAGCAGCAAGAAGCTGTAACTGGTTAGCTTTTGCTTGTTGACCAAATTGGTAGCCTTTTAAAATGCTACCTACATAATCTGGAGTTTGTTGTTGAATTAATTCTGACATTAAAACCCCATTGAAGATTGACCAGCATTCATAAATGCTCTTGAATTATATTGCCCGCCACCTGTTGAGGTAAAACCAGAAGGTGATTTTGTTTGTGAACCCATGCCTTGCATTCCCATCCCTAATATACTGCCGCCAATTTGACTCATTCCACTGCCAATAATATTGCCCATTTGGGCATCACGGTTAGCCATAGCCATACCTTGACCTAAAATACCTTGTTGTGATGCAGAAGCCATATTTGATCCTGCAAATAATTCTGCGTTACTCATTGCTGTAGCGGCATTTTGTCCTATTCCAGCAAGTCCTTGTAAGTATCCAACTTGATTGCCAAATTCTTGAGAAGCTGTTCCTTGAGCAAATTCTTCTAAAGATTTCATTGCCGCACCTGATTTTAAACCACCTCTAGAAGCTAATAAATTTTGAATTGAGTTTTGACCTTGTTGTAATCTAAATTGGTATCCTGGTGCATTTTCTAAACGAGACATTACAGAAGTTGGGTCGCCAGTAAGATATTGTTGAAGCAAATTTAACCCGCTTCTACCAGCCTCTTCATAAGGTTTTTGATAAGATAAAGCATTATTTCTACCTTGACGCATTTCTGCTAAATAAGCTTGCATTGCATTAGCTTGAGCTTTTGCTGCTTTTTTTGATGATTTATTGGCAAAATATCCTTGGACACCCATGCCTCCAGCCATTAATCCAGCTCCACCTATTGCTGCCGCTGCGTAAGTCATTTACCCTCCAATAAATTTGGTTGAATCCATGATAAATCACTTTCGTGAACTAATTCATTTTGTAAATCTTCTACTATAGTATGTTCGCTATGATGAATAGTTGACCAAATTGTTTCTTCATGGACATAAATTAGTCTTTTAGTTCCTGCTTTTGAAATCCAAGTTGCAGGAGCTTTAATACGATTAACTCCGTCTGGAGTCATAACCGATACATCGCCTTTAGATAAAATGCTAACATGATCAAAATTATGAACTTTTCCCGTCAAGAGCATATCTTTAGGAAGAGTAATTTGTCTAGTATATGTTTTGTTGCAAATAAAATGCTCTAAAGGAAGTTCTTTTGCAGTTTGCTCAGAACCTTCAAAATAATTTTTTAAAAAATATTCTGCCAACTCTATTTTTTCCATATTAGAAAGAGTAGATAAGTCTTTATTGTATTTTTCAGCTATAACAGGCAGATTAAAACAATCCATTATTCTTGAGTTTTTAATTTTTTATGCACTATTTACTCAAATATTGCTTAATTATTGATTAATTATTTTTTAGTGTCAAGAATTATTTTTTCTTTCCACCTTTTTTTGTTCCACATTTTTTCATATGTTTACCAATTGTTTAAATTAAAATTAACAGTCCCATTTTTTCAATGCCAAACCTTTTCTTGTTGGTTTGCCATCTTTACTAGTTGGTCCTTTAACGCCAGACATTCTAGCGCAAAATGATTTTCTTCTAGCAGCAGCCTTAGGACTTTTTTCTGCACTCTTTTTACTTACAGGAGCTTTTAAATTACTGCCTGTCTCTCTATTATATTTAGCTCTACCTTTTGCAGTAAGACCTCCGCTTTTGGATTTTTCACCGCGTCCAACGCTTAAATTAACTGATTTTTTTTTCATTTTTTTGCAGTCTTTTTAGATTGTTTAAAATTCTTAGCAGTAGGTGCGCCTTTGCTTCCTACCTTACGCATTTTTTCGCCAGAACCAGCTTCAATTCTTTTTCTTTTAGCATGAATATTAGCGTATAAACCTTTTTTCATATTTAATTATAATTAGGTGTTGGTACATTAATAAAATTATCTTTTGTTTCTGGTCTAGAGTCAACAATTTTTTGAGCTGGAGGATAAACAATTGCAGTATCCTGAGGTTGTCTTCTCCTCCAAACTTTTTTCCAAACTAATTTTCCGTCCCATTCATATTGACATTCTGAGCGCCATTTTTTAAAGCCAGTTCTGTCGCATATTACTAAATAGTCCATATTAATTAACTTGTATTAATAATTCGGCACCAGATGAATAGGAATTAATTTTAACACGCATAGCCATTGGCATAGTTGTATAATTACTATTTTTAGAAGTTGTTGCATTTACAACATTACTATCATCTGAGTTTAACCAATTAAATGTTCTATCATCTTTTGATTGAACATTATCATTTGTTTGTTGAACTGTATAATTTATAGTTCCCGTTTTTATAAATGTCAAGCCAGTAATTCGTTCATTTCTATCAGAAAATGTCCTTTTTATAGGAATTATTTGAGAAATAGCTTCATCAACTGGACCAGCTTCAACATTTGTTGCAACCGCTCCACTTGCTGAAATTGTTTGGATAAAATAAAAATAGTTAGTAGTTTCTATAGTATTTGCATTTGGTCCAGCTATAGTTTCACTAATTGCAATAGTTTTATTTTTGTCTTCATAACCAGATATAACAAAATTAACACTAGATACGTTGCCACTAGAACTAAAACCAATTTTTTTAGCAAAACCATCAGGACTTACCCACTCACTATTTGTAACTCCAATTCCATTTAAATTAAAATTACCCGCAGATCCTAATGTTTGATTTTCAAAAACACCATTAGGATCAACATCAGCTAAATCCATTTTAACTTCAATTCTACGCATGTTTGCTCCTATCTTTCTTTTGATGCAAAAATATAATCAATAGACATGGTTTTAGCTACAGCCTCTCCATTCTGAATACCAAAAGAAATTGTTAATTCCTCATCGTCAGGTAAATTGGTTACAGCTAATTTGCCAAGAATAGTTGGATTATTATTATTTGTAGATGCCACATAAACAATTTCATTTATACCATTATAATAAAAACCTACGGTTAAATAAGTATTATCAGCAACGGTTGTAATTGCAGTAGCGGTTGAAGCGGTTGAATCTTTAACAACTACAAAATCTAAATTAGCATCGCCATCATCTTTTCTAAAGTAAACGCCGTCAGTTACAGCCAAAGGAGTTGTGTCGGTGATTTGAAGACCAACTACAAAATCGCTTTGAGTTGCATCAGAAACAGCAAGTCTAGCTTTGAAAAACAATTTTTTGCCAGCTTCAAATTTAAATGATTCTCCAACTTTTTGTAAAGCATTTAAATCATCATCTGCAGCACTGTTAGTAAGCAAAAGAACGCCACCATCAACATTAGCTAAAGCTTGTGTTGCTCCAGCTTGGGTTTCTGTAACCGTCCAGTTACCAGCTGTGTAAGTATCAAAATCATCAAAAAATGTGTGAGATTGAGTAAAATCAGGTTGAGTCAATTGACCCAAGATGTTTTGAGCGGTAATATTATTAACGCCATTAGGAAAATTTGTAGCCATAAATTTTTATAAATAATGTTGTAGGGAGAATTTCACTCCCTTTTACCCAGAATATAGGACAACTGTTGAAATTAAACGCCTTGTGAAGCAAAATAGCCACGAGGATCAGTAACGCCTACTGCATAAGAAGTCATAATTTTATATTTATGATCTCCTGATTCAAAAGCACCATCGTTGCTAAATTCACCTTGAACTGCAGTGATCATTTTAGCACCTTCTGGAGCATCTGTTTTAATAAAATAAGCGTCGTCGGAAGTCAAATGTGGATTAACTAAAATTCCACCTGAAAACAAACCCATATATTTTAAAGCATTAACATCGTTGTTAGCAGTTGAAACACGAAGTTGAGATTCTAAAATACGAGTAGCTTCAAACATTAAAGCTGATGGAACTTGTAATAAAATTGGTTTAATTTTAGCTTTGATTCCTCTATCGTTATTAGTTTCTCTAATTTGAATGCACAATTCTTCCAAAGCTTCCTCTGATAAGTCAGAAGGAGTAGCTAAAGTGTTAGAAAAGTTGCCTGCACGACTTGGATGGTCAGTTGCAAAAAACTTTTTACCATCACCAAAAGTGTAGCCTGAATCAAAACCGTTATTAAATAAATCAGCAACATCGACTTCTTTAGTTTCACGAAGTGAAGATGCTAAATATTCGTTACCTTTAGATACAACGTTAAGATATTTGTTAAATTTACGAGCTTCCCAAGAAACTTGATAACCTAATGCACGAGTTCTTTGTTGATATCTTGATACATAGCCTTGCGACATTGAATCATAATCAACACCAGCACCTTCGTTTTTAGTTTTTAAAAGACCAAAGGGCGAAATTAACACATCTTCGTCAAATTGTTCGTCTGTTGACTCCATTTTGACAAGTTTTGCTGCTAAAAGATCATCCTCGGTGTATGCTCCCCAATAAGTTTTTACTCCTGGTTTAAGAGCTTTTGGAATTGTTCCTGTTACTATAATAGACATAATTTATATTTTTTATTATTAATATTAGATACCACTAGTTACGTTTGCTTCTGTGTGGTTATTGATTTTAACGCGCCATTTAGCGTGTTGACCAATAGCATTATCAGGAGCATCAACTAATCTTAAAATTTTAAGTTGGAAAGTTGCATCGGTAGCGGGAGTTGAAGTGTCCAATTCTGCACCAGACAAGCCAGTGACAGTTGAGCCAGATTCAGCAAATACTACGTTAGCGTTTAATCCAACAGAAGTTACAGCTAATGCAGTTCCTGCGGTTTCTTCTTGAATTTCAAATTCTTGAAGTGGGCTGTCGGCAACAATAGCTACTGCTTCGGTTGAAGCTGGATTGTAAGCTACGTTTAAGTTGGTTGGATTAGCCAAGAAGCCAATAATAACACCAGTGATTTTATTAGCATCACCAGCCGTCGCTCTATTAATTTCAGGTAAAGAACCTGCGGCAAATTGTCTTCCACTAGTCAAAACATTTGATGTGTTAGATGTTCCAGTTTTTACAATTGGATCACCAATAAATAATGCAGTACCATAACTAGCTGGTATGTAGTAATAGTTTTTAGGAATCTCTACAAAAGGAGAGTTCTTAACGGGTACTAATCCGTATGGAGTATTTGAATTTGTCATAATTATTTAATTATTTAATTAATTTTTTTTGATCCTGTGCAACATAAGTCATTGAACCCTTGCCAAG